AGCGCCTAGCGCGGGAGGTAACCGCCGGTGAACGCCTGGCAGTTTAACCCGGCCGCGCGGGCCTCATGACTGACATCGGCCCGTTTGAAGGGTCCGAAGGCACCCAGGGCGCCACGGTCACCACCGGGGCCCAGTGGGACGTCCTCGCCGGCACGGTGACGTTCGACTCTGCCGGCGCCCGTGTGGGGCTCGGCTACCGCTGGGCGCAGGCCGCTCCTGCCCTTTGGCGTGGCTACAAGGGATGGACCGCCAGCAGCCAGGTTGCCGGGCGGGTGAACTTCTGTCTCAATTCATTGCCAGGAGCGGCCCGGGACCTGGTGACTGTCGTCAATGCCGCGTTCGGGATTAACCTCGCATTTGGCACCAATGCCAGTAATCAGCCGAGGATCTCGCAAGCTGGCGGGACGACCTTGGCCACGGGGGCAGCCGCCCTGGTTGCCGGTGTCAATTACGGCGCCGAGATTCAGACAGCGGTCGGCACCGGAATCGCGGACGGCACGATCAACTGCCAGGTGTACGCGCTGTCGGACCCGACCACGCTGCTTCTGAGTTTTGCCTCATCGGCTGTGTCTGCCGGGTCCGGGTCGAACACGCTGCGCGGGCAGATCGGGAACAATAACTCCGAGATCATTGACATAACTGTCGATGACATCTTCTGGCGCACCGGCACGCTGGCCCCGGTCGGGCCGGTGCCGGTCCCGCACGGGCAGCGGATGGGGCTGCCGGGGCCGACGTGGCTGCGCCGGTTCCACACTCCGGCGTGGCTGCCGCTGCCGATGCCCGCCACCATCGTCGGCGTGGCTGCCGCTGCCGGCGCCGGTTCGGTCAGCGCCGTGGCGGGTCCCGCCACGACAGCGGTGGCGGGGCTGGCTACAGCCGGTGCTGCCGCGCCGTTCACCCCGGGCGGGTCGGTCAGCCTGACCCTGGTCGCGGACAACCCTGCTGGCAGCGCCGCCGTGGCGCAGGCCCCGGTGGTTATCACCGGCTTCCAGGGGACCGCGTCGGTCGCAGGCGCCGGGTCGGTCACCGCTGCTGCGGTCACCCAGGCGGTCATCGCTGCACCCGCTGGCGCCGGCGCGGTCACCGATGTGGTCACCCAGGCTGCCGGTGCCACGGTCACCGGCGCCGGCTCGGCCGCTGCGGTAGTCACGCAGGCTGCGCCTGCGACGGCAGCCGGGGCTGGCGCGGTCACCGCGAAGGTCACAGAAGCTGCCCCGGCGGCAATCGCCGGCGCTGGCACCGTGGCCGCCGTGGTCACGCAGGCCGCTACCGCCACCGTGACCGGCGCCGGGGCGGTCACCGCGGTTCCGGCTACCCAGGCGGTCACTGCTTCCCCTGCGGGCGCCGGGGCGGTCACCACGGCCGTCACCGAGGCCGCCGGTGCTGCCCTCACCGGCGGCGGGGCTGTCGCCGCCGTGGTCACCGAGGCGGTCACTGCCAGCCTCGCGGGCGCGGGGTCGGTCACCGCGAACGCCACCACCCCCGGAGGCGCCAGCACCGCCACCGTGACCGGCGCGGGGTCGGTCACCGATGTGGTCACCCAGGCGGTCACGGCGGCGCCTGCCGGCACGGGCGCCGTCACAACAGCCGCCACGCAGGCCGCCGGTGCCAGCGCAGCGGGCGCCGGTCAGGTCACCGCAGCAGCCACAGTCATCCCCGGCGCCGCGGCCCTCACCGGCGCCGGGTCGGTCACCGCGGCAGCCGCCCAGGGCGTCACCACCGCATCCGCCGGTGCGGGCACCGTTAACGCGAACGGGGCCATCACCGGCACTGCGGGCCTCGCCGGCGCCGGGTCGGTCACAGCGAAATCCGCCCAGGCCGTCACGGCCGCACCTGCGGGCGCGGGGGCACTGGCGGCGCTCGCCGCACAGGCCGCCATCGCTCAGCTCGCCGGCGCCGGTGCCGTCACCGCCGCAGGGAGCTTGCAGGTCGCGTTCACCGTCGGCACCCTGACGGCCGCCACGGCCCCCGGCGGCAGCGGCGGCGTTCTCACCGCCGCGGACACACGGACAGGAGGGCCGTCGTAATGGCGTTCTACCCCCTCGGCCAGCCCGTCCGCGTGTCCGCGACCGTCCGGGACGTCACCGGCGCCCTGGTCGACGCGGGCACCCTGACGCTGGTGGTGAAACTAGCCGCCGTGGACGGCACGCAGACCACCACGGGCACCTACGCCACCCCGGTGCATGATTCCACTGGTGCCTACCATCAGGATGTCCCGGTCACCGACCTGGCTGCCATCGGCCACTACCAGTACGTGTGGACCTCCACCGGCACCGGCGCCGGGGTCAGCTACGGCGACTTCGATGTCTTCGACGCGGGCCGCGACACCGCGGTCCTGCCGCTGCAGGACGCCAAGGACACGCTGAACATCTCGCAGGCGGTCACCAGCAGCGACGGCGAAATCCAGGCGTACATCGCCACCATCGAATCGTCGCTGCGGGGCATGACCGGCGGCCCGATCGTCAACCGCACCGTCGTCGAGCGGGCCGTCATGGACGGGTCGTACACGATCCTGCAGGTGCAGCAGCGGCCCCTCGTGTCGGTCACGTCCATCGTGTCGGTGGCCTCAGGGCTGCCCATTGACATCTCCGCCGGGCTGGACCTGGACCCCAACGCGGGCACCATCCGCCGCAAGCTCGGGTGGCCGTTCTACGGCCCCTACTTCACCTGGCTGCCGGCGATGACCATCACCTACGTCGCCGGGTGGGGCACCGCGGTCCCCGCCGCGTTCAACGTCGCCGCGCGGATCATCCTCCAGCACCTGTGGACCGCCCAGCACGGCCCGTCAGTACGCCCGTCGATGGGCGGCAGCGACCTGGTCACCATCCCCGGGTTCGGCTTCGCCATCCCCAACATGGCCGCCGAGCTGCTCAACGGGTCACTGAACGGGATCAGCTTCCGGCAGGAAGCGTACGTGTAGTGGCCACGATCACCAGCCGCGTCCCGGCGCTGATCGACTACCTGGTCACCCTGTTCACGAACGACCCCACCCTCGGTGCCGCCACGCCGCCGGTGACCGTCTACGACGGGCCAGCGACGACAGAACTGGACGCCCCGCTGAAGCTGTACATCGGGCTCACCGACCCCGACAACCCGGGCACCGAGCCTGCCGCCGAATCCGTGCAGACCTGGGGCGCCCTCGGCCGCCGCGGCCGTGACCAGCAGGTCACCGTCCACTGCTGCGCGGAGGCGTGGTCCGGCGGCGGCCAGCTCGACGACATCGGGACGTGCCGCCTCGCGGTGGCCGCGATCACCGCCGCCGTGGAAACGCTCATGCAGGCCGACTCGACCGCCTTCGGCGGGAACATCCTGTTCCCCGACCCGGGGTATGCGAACGAGGCGTGGCTGCAGAACAACACGTCCACGGGCCCGCTCGCCCGGGTCGCGTTCGACCTTGTGTTCAAGTCCCGCATCGGCGGCTAAGGCGTCCAGCCGGTCTCGCGGAGCAGTCGGGGCAACTCCCTGACGATCGCCTCGGCATAGATGCGGTCACAGTCGTCCAGTTCCTGGTCACAGTCGCACGCGTGGATGATGTCGGCGATTTTGCCCTCTAGCACGTTTTCCTGCGGCCCATGCACCGGGCAATCAGCGACCCGCGTGTTCCACGGCGGGGCGCCCTCGATGATGCAAGCGCATTCGGCCATCTCTCCAAAGTACGGGAGCACACGCATGTCCACGGTGAAGAACATCAGCGGCGGCCCGCTGGACGTGCCGCTGCTCGACCGGGTGGTGGAGGCGGACGAGATCGTCGAGGTCCCCGACGTCCAGGCCGACGGCGAGTCCCCGATCGTGTGGCCCGGCAACCGGTGGCAGCCCGTCACCAAGGCAGCAGCGAAAGCCGCCGCAGCGGCTGACACGACCACGAAGGCGGACGGGTAATGCCCACCTACGCATCAGGACTGTCCGGCCAGGTCGGCACCGTGGCTGAAGTCACCTACGGCACCCCGGTCACCGTGACCAGGTTCTACGAGTTCTTGAGCGAGAACTTCGTCTACAACCCGGCGTGGCTCGACGGGATGGGCCTCAAGGCCGGGCAGGCATACAACCGGTCCTCCCGCACCGTCGTGTCGCAGTCCGACGTCAACGGCGACCTCACCATGGAGCACACCTCCGGGGAGGCCGCGACCGCCATCGCGGACAGCATGGGCTTCTGGTGGAAATACGCCCTCGGGTCGGCGTTCACGACCCCGGTGGTGGTGGTGGGCACCGCGTTCTCCCAGACCCACGTCAACGGGTCCAAGGCCGGGCAGTTCCTCACCGTGCAGGTCGGCCGGCCGCAGATCTCCGGCGTCACCGTCCAGCCCTTCACGTACACCGGGGTCAAGGTCACCGACTGGGAATTCTCGTGTAACGATAACCAAATCGCGCAGCTCAAGGTGACCTGCGACGGGCAGACCGAGCTGACCTCCACCGGCCTCGCCGCCGCGTCCTACCCCACCCCGAACGGCCTCTTCTCGTTCGCCAACGCGTCCATCATGACCATCGGCGGGACCGCGTCCACCACGGCCGGGGTGACCACCATCGCCGGCGGGTCCGCGCTCGGGTCACGGGTCAACGGGATCGTCCTCACGGGGTCCACGCCCATGAAGGTCGACCGGTACGGGCTCGGCAACGTCGGCCTGAAGGCGGAGCCGATTGAGAACGCCATCCCCACCATCACCGGGACGCTCTCGACGGAGTTCTTCTCCCGCACCGAGCTCTACGACACATTCAAAACGGCCGGAACGACTCCCCTCCAGATCGACTTCACCAAGTTTGACTCGGCAGGCAACGACGCGAACGGTGCCGCTGCGGGGGCGAACCCGTACCGGCTAAGCCTGATCCTTCCCGCGGTCAAGTTCAAAAGTGGGTCCGTTAACATAGGGTCACCGGACGTAATCCCACAGTCAATAGGCTTCCAGGCCTACGATGACGGCACGACCAACCCGGTCATCCAGGTGCGGCTTATCTCGAAGGAGACCACGATCTAGCCGTGGCGAAGCTGCGGATCGAGGCGAGCCTGCGCCCCTCCGGCGCGTCGCTGCGCACCATCGGCCGCGAGCTCCGCGGCATGGACGCGCGGAAGGTGACGGGGATCTTCAAGGACGCCCTGGAACCCGCTGCGGCACCGTTCGTGCGGGCGGTGCGGGCGTCCGTGCTGGCCATCCCGGTGATCCCCGGGGGGAAGCACACGGGCCTGCGGGCGCGGATCGCCGGGTGCGCGGAGTCGGCGACGTGGGGCACGGGCCGGACGGTGAATGTGGCGGTGCAGATGAACCCGCAGCGGATGCCGCCGGGGGAGCTGGCGCTGCCGCTGGGGATGGAGGGCGCGAAGCGGTGGCGTCACCCGGTCTACGGCGACCGTGAGGTGTGGGTCACCCAGGCACCGCACCCGTACTTCTACCAGGCGGCAGACGGGTTCGGCCGCGCCGCCGGCGAGGCGCTGAAGGCGTCGCTAGAGGACATCACGAGGCAGCTGAACGGCTAGGAGCCAGCCGGCGCGCTGCTGCCCACGGCGGCGAGGACGATGATGAGCACGATCGCCAGCACGAACAGGGCCAGCTCGATGTAGCCGATGATGATCGCGGCCGTGGCCAGGCCGGCCGGGTGCATTCCCTCGCGTTTTGACCGGCTCCGGGAGACCGTGCCGAGGATGAGGGCCAGCGGGAACCAGCCGAGCAGGCTGAAAATGAACCCGGTGATGGCGGCCCCGTCGGCGGGTGACGTGGTGGCGCTGCTCCGTGCGGCGCTGATGCTGTTCATGACTTCTCCTTTGCGGCAGCGAGTGCGCTGCTGCGGATGAACTCTGAGAGGCTGCTGATTTTCCGGGCGCGGGCGGCTGCCTCCAGGACGGCCCGTTCCTCTGGGAGCAGCCGCAGGGCGATGAGCACCGTGCGCTGCCGCGACTCCGAATGCTTACGGGGCATGGACCTGGCTTTCAACATGGAAGCGCCCGGATGGGGCCGTACGTGCGGCACGTGGGATACCCAGGTGGCCTGCCTGGGAGCTAGCAACCTTTGGTGTCTCTCCCCACCGTGGACTTAGTGACGTCGCGCTCACCGAGGTGAGCCCGCACGCACGCCCTCAACCGGGCGCTTCCTCTGTTCTCTTGTGGTTATACCGCCCACCATACGGCGGTTATACCGCACTGTCAACCGGAGACCTCATGCGCTTGTCCAAGGACGACATCCTCAAGGCCGCTGACAACGCCCCCGAAGAGGTTGAGGTCCCCGAGTGGGGCGGCACGGTCCTGGTCCGCGGCATGACAGGCCGCGAGCGGGACGCGTTCGAGGTGTCGATGATGACCTCCGGCCGCGGCGGCCGCCGTGAGGTGAACCCAGTGAACGTCCGCGCCAAGCTCGTCGCCCGGTGCGTGGTGGACGACGACGGGAACCGCCTGTTCGACGACGCCGATGCCACCGAGCTGGGTGCCAAGTCGGCGGCAGCGGTGGACCGGGTATACGCGGTCGCCGCGCGGCTGTCCGGGATGGGCGACGGCGACCAGGAGGAGATGACGCGGGATTTCGCGCTGGCGGATGGCGAAGGTTCGTCTTCGACCTCGCCGTCCGGCTCGGCAAGACGGTCGAAGGGCTCCTGAGCGAAGTGTCCTCCGCGGAGCTGACCGGGTGGGCGGCCTTGTACCAGGCAGAAGCGGCCGAGCGGGCGGAAGCCGAGGCTAAGCGGCGGCCGGTGACCTGATTTGCGTAATTCCAGAATGTGAAACACGGTAGAATTTAATGGCCGCCAGGAACGGCGAGTATCCCAATGCTTGCCGTTCCTGGTTCATTGGGAGGCCAGCGATGGAGACATGGGTTTACCAGTTCCGCAGCAGCACCGAGTTGCTTTACGTCGGCAAGAGTTATCAGCTGAAGCACAGACTCGCCGAGCATCGGCGTAAGCAGCCGTGGTGGCCTGAGGTGACGGAGATCAGGACAGAGCAGTTCGCCACCGAAGATGAGGCTCGTCGACGCGAGAAGGAAGTCTGGGCTGTTGAGCGGCCGAAGTACAACAAGCTCAGCCCGTTGCGGACACGTGAAGAAGAGTTGCGGGATGGTCGCGAGGCCCGCAAGCGGCGCAGTCAGCGGCCGGGAATTAGGGAGTACGACCGGAAGTGGCACCGGGAGTACAGGCTGGCGCGCTACAGAACGGATGTTGAATACCGCGAGAGCGTACGGAAGGTGTCCCGCGAACGCCAGCGCAGGCGCAGGGCGGGCTTGAGAAAACCCCCCTGGCAGCAGGAAGGTCCTGGCCTGTTCTGAAGGGGCGAAGGAAAGCGAGCTGACCTGTCCGTGGCCTCCATCCAATATGTAGTGACTGCTACGGACGCAGCGTCAGCCGTATTCGCGCGCATTGGGGCGAGCGCCGACGGCCTCGACAAGCAGCTGGAGGACCTGTCGAAGCGGGTCGCTACCCCTGAGGTGGACCTCAAGGACGCCAAGTTCACCCTCGGCATGGTCAACGCTGCCAAGCGCCTGGACAAGCTGTCGGCGATGGTGGCTAACCCTGAGGTTGAGGTTGACACCGCGAAGGCGCAGCTGGAGATCCTGCGGATCAACGGCATGCTGGACCGGCTCGACGCCAAGAAGGTCGACGTATCCGTGAACGTGCAGCAGGGGGTGCTGTCGCGGCTGGGCGGCCTGCTGGGCGGCGGCGGAGGCGGCGGGGGCGGCTCAGCGGGAGGCGCGGGCTCCGCCGCTGGCGGCGGCGGCGGCCTGGCATCTTCCCTGGCGAACCCGGGAGGCATCGCCGGCGCCGTCGCCGCCGCGCTGGCTGCGCTGCCGTTCCTCGCCCAGGGCGTCGCCGGCGGCATCGTGACCGCGCTCGGCGGGGGACTGACCGCCGTGGGCGTCATCGCCGCGTTCCGGCTGAACAAGGTCAAGGAGTCGTTCAAGGACCTGACCACCAGCGCCAACGCGAACCTGCACCAGATCGGCCTGTCATTCGCCCCGGCGATGGAGTCCATCTTCCGGCATGTGTCGCTGCTGTTCGGCACCCTGGTCCCGGTGATCAAGTCGCTGGCCGCGCCGTTCAAGATCTTCTCCGACGCGCTGCTGAACGCGTTCATGCAGCCCGCCGTGACCCGGAGCCTGCAGGCGGTGGCCACCGCGTTCGGTGACATCCTCAAGGCCCTGGCCCCCCAGCTCGCTGGTGACATCGGGGCGATCGCGGCCGGGATCACCAACATCGCGGCGGCGGTGTCATCGAACCCGAAAGCGTTCGCCGATTTCATCAGCTTCCTGTTCAAGATCGCCGGGGGCGCGCTGGACATCATTTCTTCGCTGACCCGGGTCGCCAACTGGATCGAGGCGCACTGGAACGTCGTCAAGTGGATCGCGGTTCCAGTCATCGCAGCGGTCGTGGAAGTGGTCAAGAACTGGAACACCCTGCAGCATGAAACCGCCGTCATCTTCGACGGGATCCGCCACGACATCGCGGCCATCTGGGACCTGATCTTCGAGAACTCCGTGGGCATGGTGATCCGCCTCGTCCACAATGTGGAAACCCAGTTCGACTCGTTGCGGCACAGCATCGCCGCAACGTGGGACATGATCTGGCGCACCACGATCACCCAGGCGCAGAACGGCATCAACGGCGTGGTCGGCTGGTTCCAGAAGCTCCCCGGCCGCGCCCTCGGTGCCCTGTTCGGCTTCGGCCATTCCCTGTACGCGTTCGCGCACGCGGCCCTGGACGACTTCCTGTCCGGCTTGCAGTCGGTGGGCGGCACGGTTCTGTCCTGGCTGAGGAACTTCATCGGCGGGATCCCGCACGACATCATGAGCTTCCTGCACATGTCCCCGCCGCACGCGGGCAGCGCGTTCTTCGACCTCGGCGCGAACATCATGCACCACTTCGAGGCCGGCATCCAGTCGACTGCCCACAGGGCCGTCAGTGCCGCCCGCAAAGCCGTCGCCAGTGCCGGCGGCGGCCATGCCGGGCCGGGCGGGGGCGCACCATCGGCGAACGCGGCGCTGGCGCACCGGCTGTACGCCTCCCAGCTGACCCCGGCGTCGTGGGAGGCGTGGAACGCCGTGGCGATGGCCGAGTCGGGGTGGAACCAGTTCGCAAGAAATCCCAGCTCAGGCGCTTATGGCATTGCCCAAGCATTGCCGCCGACGAAATACCCCCCCGCCGGGCAGGCCGCCGGCGGGTCGAACCCCACGGCGCAGATCACCTGGATGTGGGACTACATGATGTCCCGTTACGGCGGCCCGCTGGGTGCCGAAGCGCACGAGGCGGCATTCCACTGGTATGACCAGGGCGGCTGGCTGCCTCCTGGCCTGTCCCTGGCGCTGAACACCACGGGCGCCCCGGAGCGCGTCGGCGGCGGCAGCGGGGTCACCATCGGCAACCTGACCATCACCCTGCCGCCCGGTTCCGACAAGGAGCAGGGCCGCCGGATCGTCTCCTACATCCGCAGCTTCGAGAAGGGCTCCGGCGCGGGGTGGAGGGGGGCGTAGATGGCCTTCACCCTGGTGCAGAAGTCCGCGGCCGTCGCGAACAACTCCGCCGGGTCCGTCACCGGCACCCTCCCCGGCGGCTCTGCCGCGGGCAACACCCTGGTCGCGTGCCTGGGGTCCAACGTCGCCGCCACCCAGTTCACCGCCCCCGCCGGGTGGATACAAGACGCGCAGATCGGCAACGGCACCCTGTCCCGCGCCGAAATCTGGCGCTACCCGTCATGCCCGGCCGGGATCACCTCGGCCGTGTTCACCTGCGGCACCGGGCAGGTCCGCGCGGCGCTCGCCGAGTTCCACTCCAGTGTCGCCGGGGCGACGGTCACCGTGGACGTGGCCGGGACTGGCACCGCCTCCGCTGCCACCACATGCACCGCGACTGGCAGCGGCACCGCCGGGGACCTGCTCATCACCGCATTCTTCGAGCACCTCGCCGCCGCCGCCGCGACCACATGGACCGACCCCGCCGGGTACACCCTGCTCGACGCCAACACCGTCTCCAACCAGAACGTCTTGTACTCGGCGTACAAGCTGTCCGCCGCCGGCGGCGCCATATCGGTCATAGGCACGTCGAACCAGACCGCGGGCACCAACGGGTGGACCGGCTGCGTGGTGTCGTACAAGGAGGTCGCGGCCGGCGGCCTGTCGGTGACCACGACCAGCCCGATGCCCGGCGGCACCGTGGGGCTCCCCTACAACCAGACCCTGGCCGCCGCTGGCGGCAGCCCGCCGTACACGTGGTCGATCAGCGCCGGGTCGCTGCCCGCTGGGACGTCCCTGGCCGCATCCGGCGGCCGGGGCGGCCTGTCCGGGATCACCGTGGCATCCGGCGACAAGCCGTCGCCGACCGTTGTGACCGCCAACTGGGAAGCGCTCACCGGGATCAACTGCACCGGCCGCAAATGCTACTTCCAGGTCAACCCGGACGGGTCCGGGATCTTCCCCACCACCGCCGCCGACAACACGATCCAGGACTGCCTCAACAACAACCTGGTCCTCTACCTGTGCGTCAAGCCGGCGCTGAACCCGCCCACGACGCACGACTACAACGGGCTGCAAGCGTCGGTGACGGCGATGCAGAACCTGGGGCTCACCGTCAAGGTCATCATCTGGCAGGAGGTGGAGGACCAGGTCAGCAGTCCCACCTTGTACAAGGCGGGGCTTGTGTTCTACGCCGGCGCGGTGCATGCGCCCGGCGCCCTGCTGTGCCACGACTCGGCCGGGTCGAAGCACCTGCTGTGGTCGTCCTTCTTCCCGTCCGGCCCGTCGGCCGCGGTCGTGGACGAGTACATGATCGACTTCTACGCCAACACCTACAACAGCGGCACCCGGATCGACCCGTTCATGGCCATGGCCGCCGCCACCGGCAAACGCGTCGGCGTCGGGGAGATGGGGTCCTCCCTCGGAAGCTCCGCCGTCCCGCCGGACACCGGCCCGGGCAGCGTCACCGAGTACCTGCACTACGTCAACGGGTTCGCCGCCGCCCTGCCCCCCGGCCTCTACGCCTGGTACCAGCAGCAGAACAAGAACGTCAACAACATCATCACCGACCCGTCCGATTTCCGCATCCCCCTGCTGCAGGCCATCGACGCCACCATCGCCGGCGGCGGCACCGGCGGCGGGGCGATCACCGGCACCCCCACCACGGCGGCGGTGTCGTCGTTCACCGCCCGGGCCACCGACACCAACTCGGTCACCGCCACCGCCCCGCTGACGATCACCATCCACGGCGCGACGGCGCTGACCGTCGCCACCAGCAGCCTCCACGGTGGCACAACGGGCACCGCCTACACCGCGGCCCTCACCGCCACCGGCGGCACGCCGCCCTACACGTGGGCGGTCACCGCCGGGGCCCTCCCGGCAGGCCTGTCCCTGTCCTCCGCCGGCGCCATCACCGGCACCCCGTCCGGTTCGGGCACGTCCGCGTTCACCGCCCAGGTCACCGACGCCGTGGCCGCGACCGCCACCCGGGCCCTGTCCATCACGATTACGGCGACCGCCGTCCTGACCATCACCACGTCGTCGCTGCCCGACGGCAGCCTCGGCACCGCCTACACCACCGCCCTGGCCGCCACCGCCGGCACCCCGCCGTACACGTGGGCGGTCACAGCCGGGGCGCTGCCCCCCGGGCTGGCCCTGAGCGCCGCCGGGACCATCAGCGGGACGCCGTCCCTGGCCAGCGGGACGCCTTACGCGTTCACCGTCACCGTCACCGACGCCGTGGCCGCGACCGCCACCGCAGCGCTGACGATCACCGTCACCGGGAGCGGCGGGGCGCCGGCGGTCACCACCACCAGCCTGCCTGCGGCTGCCGCCGGGGTCGCCTACCCGAACACTGCCCTGACCGAAACCGGCGGCACCGCCCCGTTCACCTGGGCCGTGACCTCCGGGGCGCTCCCCGACGGGCTCACCCTCGGACCGCTGGGGTTCATCTTCGGCACCCCCACCACGGCCGCGGCAACCAGCGCGTTCACCGTCACCGTCACCGACGCCAACCACCTCACCGGCTCACAAGCCCTGGTCATCGCCGTCCCCGCCGCGGCCGTCCTCTACACCGCCACCTACGGGGCCATCTACGGCACCGCCGCCGTCCCCCCGCCGGCGCCCGCCCCGCCGCGGCCAGCGTTCCCGCAGGTCATCATCGAGGCCGGCCTGTCCGCCGCCGCCCCGCAGGTCCCCGCCGGGACATTCATCCTCGACGACCCCGTCTACGGGCAACTGTCCGAGGGGAACATGCTGGGCGATTCCACGGTGTGGACCGACATCGCCGGCCTGTTCATCAACGGCTCCATTTCCCGGCCGTCCACCCGCGTCCAGGGGCCGCTGCTCACCTACCAGGGCGGCACCGCCACCGGCACCTTCGATAATTCGAGCGGAAACCTCGACCCGGATAATCCCGGCAGCATCTACGCGGGGGCGCTGCGGCCGATGGTGCCGTTCCGGGTCCGCGCCGTCTACGGGTCCGTGTCCTACCCGATGTGGTCCGGGTTCACCGGCTCCTGGGCCGGCGCCGACCTCACCTACGACATGGGCTACGACGAGGTCACCATCACCGCTGACGACGGGTTCAAAGTCCTCAACGGCATCACCATCCCCGCGGGCGGCAGCACCGGCGGCGACGGCGACGGGGAAGACTCCGGGGCCCGGGTCACCCGCATTTTGAACGCCGCCGCCTGGTACACCGACCACCGCAATGTCGCCGCCGGGGACTCCCTGATGCAGGGCACCAACTGGGGCGACACCGCACTCAACCTCCTGCAGCTCACCGCCGACAGCGAGATCGGCGAGCTCTACATGGACGGCGCCGGGTTCGTGGTGTTCCGCAACCGGCAGGCCATCCTCGAAGACGCCCGCTCAAGCCAGGTGCAGGCCGTGTTCGGGGACCTGCCCGGCACCGCCCACGGGTCGTTCACCGAGCTGGCGTGCATCCCGCACCGCCGCGCCACCGACGACACCACCCTCGCCAACGACATCCAGGCCACCAGCGTCGGCGGCACCCTGCAGGAAGCGCAGTCCCTCATCTCGCAGCGGACGTACCTGTTCCCGCGCACCTACGCCCGGTCCGACCTGATCCTCATGGACGACCCCACCACCCTGGAATGGGCGCAATGGGTGCTGTCGGTCAGCCTCGCCGGGGACGACCGGTTCGACGCCATCACCATCGACCCCGTCGCCGACCCCGCGGGCCTGTTCCCGCAGGTCCTGGCGAGGGAGATCGGCGACCGGATTCAGGTGTACCGGCGCCCGCAGAACAGCGGCACCACCATCGTCCAGGACTGCTTCATCCGCGGCATCCAGCACGACCTCGACGCCATCGCCGGCACCTGGTCCACCACCTGGACCCTGCAATCAGCGCTGCGTTACACCGGGTTCCTCATCCTCGACGACCCCGTCTTCGGGCTGCTCAACACGGGCAAACTCGCATTCTAGGTGCGACCCGCCTTAGCGCCATCCTGCACGCGAACGTACTGATCAACGCGCGGGAAACCTTCCCGGTCGTCAACGGTGATGGGAAGGCCGCGGAGAATGCCGGGGTCATCGCCCGGCCAGCGGGCCGCGACCAGGCAGGCGTCGAACCATTCCTGGCTCATGATCCAGCTCACGGCTTTCCAGCCGGGTTTCGCCGCGCTGGCATAAGTGACCTGAAGCGCCAGGTCATAGCCGGAGACAGCAGCCGGGCCAGCGTGTTCCATCCGCTTGGAACGGCGCTGCACCTTCCGTTCCATCTGGGCTCCCTCGGTCCCGGCCACGAGATTCACCCGTTCGCGGGCGCGCGTCCGCGTTCTCTGCCTTCCGCCTCGCGCAGACGGCTGGCCGGTTCCACTGCCGGGTCTACGGGGCGGTCAAGGCCCCGCAGCCGTACCACGCTAACCCTTTACCTCGGAGGTGCGCCATCACAGCGAAGATCTGGGCGGTCGGGGATGTCCTCACCGCGAGCGATGTCAATGTGTACCTGGCGGCGCTGTCCGGGGTGAAGTCCGCCAACCAGATCATCACCACGCAGACCACCCTGGTCAACGACGCCGACATGAGATTCGCCGTCGCCGCGAACAGCCTGTACGAGTTCCACGCGCACATTAAATTCGCCTCACCTGGCGGCGGCGACTGGAAAACGTCGTTCACCGTCCCGGCGGGCGCGTCGGCGGAGTTCAACCGGGTCGGCCTCAACCTGTCATCCCAGCCCACCAGCGGGACCAACTGGCTCGACACCGACTCCGTCCCAAGCCAGGGAAGCGGTGCGGGAACCCCCCTCACCACCGACTTCTTCGGCTGGGTCGTCACCGCCAGCACCGCCGGGAACCTGATCCTGCAGTGGGCGCAGAACACGTCCAACGCGGGCAATACGACCCTGTTCAAGAACAGTTACCTGACCGGGCGGAGGATCGCCTGACATGCCGGCCCAGTTCACCCTGCCGCCGGACACCCGGGCCATCGGCACCGGCAACCCCCCCGCCGACATGAACGGCGTCGTCGACACGCTCACCGCGCAAGGCGCCTACTGGAACGCGCTCAACGCGGCGTTCGCCGGCGGCGCCGACCCCACCGGCGCGGCGGATTCCACCGCCGCTTTGCAGGCCATGCTCGCCGCCGCGCCGCGCGGCACCCTGTGCACCATCCCGGCGGGCACGTTCAAAATCAGCGCGCCCCTGGTGATGGCCACCGAGAACGTGACCCTCGCCGGGTTCGGGCTGGGCTCCACGGACAAGCTCGGGTCGACGGTCCTGCTCATGTCCGGGACGTTCTCCGGGAACGCGGCCATCTCCATCACCGCCCCGGGGTGCCAGGTGCAGAACCTGTGCATCTTCGGCAACACCACCACCACAACCTCCAACCCCATCGCCAACGGGCTGGAGATCACCGGCGCCAAGTTCTGCAACATCATGAACCTGTTCATGCAGTACATCAACGGGTGGTGCATCGAATCCGTGGGCACGGCGTCGGTGGCGAACATCGGCACCAGCATCTACAACATCACCGGATACAACTCCGCGGGCGGCATCCACGTCAAGGGCGTCACCGGGACCACGTTCCAGGCGCAGCATTCCCTGGCAGACCTGCAGCTCTCCCAGATCGGCGTGTCCACCGGGGCGAACGCGAACCTCGACGCGATCTTCCTCGAGGACTGCTGCGACATCCTCACCATCAACACCAACTGCGCCGTGTCGTCCTCCACCACCGGTTCCACGCTGCACATCAAAGGCGCGTGCACGACGCACATGCACACCAACCTGGACATCGGCGTGTTCCCCGTGGCCGGGTTCACCGGGTCCACGATCACCATCGAAGACTCCGCGAACGGCTCACCCAGCCAGATCGTAGTCACCAACGGGGTGGCGCAGTCGGGGCTGGTGGGCGTCACAATCTCCGGCGGCGCGACGTCGATCATCTTCACCGGGTTCGTGTTCAAGAACAACCAGACCCACGGCGCCGTGATCTCCGGC